AATACTATTTTCATACAAATTGCAGCATACAGAGACCCACAGCTTCTTCCAACGCTTAAAGACTGTTTAGATAAAGCAAAATATCCAGATAATTTAAGATTTGGTATATCTTGGCAGCACAGTAAAGACGATATTTGGGATAATTTAGAAGAGTTTAAAAACGACTCAAGATTTACTATACTAGATATTCCGTATCAAGATTCTAAAGGAGTTTGTTGGGCTAGAAATGCTGTACAACAATTGTATAAAGACGAAAAATATACCCTACAACTAGATAGTCATCATAGATTTGTCAAAGATTGGGATGAAATACTTATCAATATGTTAATTGACTTACAAAAAGAAGGATATAATAAACCTCTCATTACTAGCTATATTCCAAGTTTTGACCCAGATAATGATCCTGCGGGTCGTGTTCAAACTCCTTGGAAAATGAATTTTGACAGATTCATACCAGAAGGAGCAGTATTCTTCCTTCCTGCAACATTTGATAGTTGGGATGATGCCAATAAACCATTACCAGCTAGATTTTATAGTGCTCATTTTGCTTTTACCCTAGGATCTTTTGCTAAAGAGGTTCAACACGATCCAGACTACTATTTTCACGGAGAAGAAATCAGTATAGCTGTTAGGGCTTTCACTCATGGATATGATTTGTTCCATCCTCATAAAGTTGTTTGCTGGCATGAATATACCAGAAAAGGAAGAACAAAACAGTGGGATGACGATAAAGCTTGGGGTAACAGAAATGAAAAATCCCATCTTAAAAATCGTAAACTATTTGAAATGGATGGAGAAAAACGAGATATAGATTTTGGTAAGTACGGATTTGGTTCTGTTAGAACTCTAAAAGATTATGAAAAGTATTCTGGTTTAAGTTTTTCTAAAAGAGCCATTCAAAAAAGAGTTAAAGAAAATAAGCCTCCTCCAGATCCTGACACTACTCATCTAACAGATTCAGAATTTGATGAGTGTTTATTAAGTATTTTTAAACATTGTATTGATATACAATATGGACAAGTTCCAGAAAATGATTATGATTTTTGGGCTGTTATCTTTAAAGATGGTGAAGACAATGATTTGTACAGGCAGGATGCTGTACCTGACGAAATACAAAGAATTAAGAATGATCCAGATGGATATTGTAAAGTTTGGAGAGAATTCCAGACAAAAGTTTTACCCAAGAAATGGATAGTTTGGCCTCATAGTAAAAGCAAGGGATGGTGTGAAATGATAGTTGGTAATCTATGACTGTTAAATTTATTGATGATAATCTTGTTGGTCAAAAAGGACTATCTAGGTATTTAGATCCAAGTATTTCTTGGGATAGGGAGGCTACTAATTATAGTATTGCCATATATACAGATAGTAAATGTTTTACATCAAAAATAGATAAAGATAAAAACAATTATGCTTGGATTATAGAACCTCCTATCATAAATGGGGATAACCATATCAATATTATTAAACCAGAATATTCATCTTTATTTAAAAAAGTTTTTTCCTATAATAGATGGATAGGGGATAGGATCAATAATTTTATTTTTGTTCCACACGGAGGATCTTGGTTAAAGAAAGAGGACATTGGAATACATCAAAAAGATAAATTATGTAGTATGATTTTTTCTAATAAACAATGGAATGCTGGACATTTACAAAGATTAAGAGTATATGAAAAAATAAAACATTATAATAATATTGATTTTTTTGGCTCTGGAGTAGACAAGTATATTGAATATAAAATATACGGTTTAAAAAATTATATGTTTTCTATTACAATGGAAAACGAAGGACCGCAACATTTATTTTCACAAAATACAGATTATTTTAGCGAAAAATTGATTGATTGTTTCTTAACAGGAACTATACCCATATACTATGGAAATAAATCTATTGCTAATTATTTTAATATTAATGGCATTATTCTTTTTGAAGACCCAGATAGTATAGATGAGATTTTCTTATCTTTGAACCCAGATTTATATTTACAAAAACAAGAATTTATTCTAGAAAATTTTAAATTAGCTCAAGACTACATACATCCAGAACACATTATTAATGAACATTTACAATAATATTATTATTACAGCAACAAATAGTTTATATTTTGATTCTTTGTTGACTTTAATATCAAGTATACATCAAACAAGCAATGATCTTATTGATCAAATTTATGTTTACAATTTAGGTTTAAATAATCTTGAAATAGATAAACTATATAATATACAAAAAGTTACAGTATTAAATTTTTCTGAAATAGATAAAGCTTCTCATCCAAAATTTATGGAACCTAAATCTTATGTTTACAAAATACATTGTTTATACCATTCAATAAAACTTGGTAATAATATTTTATGGATAGATTCTGGTGCTATGTTTTTAAAATCTTGTAAAGATATTTTTATAGAAATTAATAATAATCATATTTTTTTAGTCGGTGATACCCATATAAATAAAAATTATACCCACTCAGATTGTATAAAATATACAGGGGCGTCAGATTCAGAACTTAACGATAAACAATTATGGGCTGGACTAGTAGGATATAAAACGAATGGAAAATATTTACATTTTATAAATGAAGCATATACGTATGCTATGATACCCGGATGTTTGGATGGAAATCAAGAAAATCATAGACATGATCAGAGTATTCTATCTATCTTGGCTTCGAGATATAATATATCAAGACACAATATAGACATATATGGTTATTGGACAGATGCTAACAGAAGTCTACAAAATGCTATAGAATTAGGAAGCGTTGTGTTTACACATAGAAGAGGACATGATGATAAATCACACATTATATACAAATCTTAATAAAATACCTAAATTTGTAATTAATCTTGATCGTAGAAAAGATAGGTTGGCTTCTTTTGAGAAAGAAATGCAATTTATTGGTTGGTCCTTTGAAAGATTTTCAGCGATAGACACTAACAGTTACATTGGTTGTGCTTTATCTCATCAGGCTCTAGCTAAAAAAATTTTAGATGCTAAATATCCATATGCAATTATTATGGAAGACGATATTTTCTTTATGCCATACGCTAAAGAAATCTTACTAAAAATAGATTATGAGCTTTTTAATACAAATTTGAACTGGTCTTTATTTCACTTTGCTCCATCAATACACAGGCCTTTACAAAAATATAATCAAAATTTACTAGATTTAACTAATCTTCCGCCAAAAGATCCAAACAAACACACTAGTATATTTGGAACTTCGGCATTTATTTTGACTAGAGAAGCATGTGAATATATTATAGAATGGGATACCAATAAATTTATTGAAAATAGTCATAGGCAAATTCCAATTGATTCATACATGAACAATGTAGTGTATCCAGCAATACCTAGTTTTTGTGGTGTATTACCAATAGTTGTACAAAGAAATAATTTCTCAGATATTAATAAAACTCACGATTCTAATCATTATTTAATGACATATAATTGGAACGTATATTGTCCAGATAAACTAGATGGAAGAATGTTAGATTTTGATTTTTGTGAGAATCTTAAAAATTATGAACAAACAAAGTAAAATAATAACTGCTATTTATTTTGATCTTTATGGAACATCTCTGGGTGGTCGCCCTGGTAGAAATGATCATTATTTGTATAGTTTAAAAAGTATAATGAGCATTAGTGATGCTCAGTTTATTATATATACTAATGATAAAAATAAAGTATATAACTTTTATAAACAATATTTAACATTTAGATTAGATAACATTTACATTGAAGAGTATGATTTATATCATAGCAAATATAGTGATTTAATTAATCGTATTAAAAACATAGAAGAAACAAAAAAATCAGATAGATGCATAGAATTACAATATAGTAAATTCACTTGGTTATCTCAAAATATAAGCGATTGCGAATATATTTATTGGATAGACGCTGGTCTGTGCCATTCTGGCTTGTTTCCAAATAAGTATTTAAAAGTTCATACTGGCAACTATTATGATTCTTATTATGGGTCAGACATATTTACTAATAAATGGATTAATAATATCAATAGTGCTGTTGCAGATAAAGTGTTGGTGTGTGCAAAAGATAATGTTAGAAATTACTGGGATGGACCAGTACCCGATAGATATTTTAAAAACTCTCCATGTTCAACACGACACATTATTGGAGGAATATTTGGTGGTAATATTATAAAAATACAACTATTAACAAAATATTTTGATTCACTTGTCAAAGAAATATTGAATAATGAATCTAGATTTTACAGTGAAGAGCAGATATTTAGTTGTTTATTTTTTAATTACCCAGAACTGTTTCACGCTGAAAATTTTGATATATGGTGGCATGAAGATAATACAAGCGATCAAGAACTTTTAAGTAATAATAAAAGCTTTTATCGTATTATAGAAAAATTTATTTAAAATTAAGATAATAACCCACATAATATAACGTCATCTACTACTGGTCCATAACATAAGCAAGAAGAACATAAAGATTCTAGTTTAATCTTTAAATCTTTTACTGATCCATTTGATGGAGAATCGCTAGTAAAACTAAATGATATGACTTGCCAATTCATATCAGAATACGGAGGAGACCCAACTACTGTATAATTATATGTATTTGTATATAAAACAGAATTATCCGACCTAAGAATACTAGCTTTCATTGGTATTGTTCCTGTAGCTCCAGCCAAATTAGCAGACAGATTAAATTTTACTGTATAGTTATTTCCACTATTAGAATAAAAAGATTGCTCTATATAACCTGTGCTACAAGCATTTAAATCTATTACCCAATTTCTATCTCCATTACCTATCAAAGTATTTACAGTATGTCTATCAACATTTTCTAGAGTCCATGATTCAGCTGTAAAATCATTTACATATGGAATTGAAAAAGAACTATTTTCTAGCAAATTATACCCTGTATCACATGATAGAACGGCAGGTGGTAGTAGAGTACTAGTAGGAGTTCGAGTTGGGGTTGGAGTTACTGGAGTTTTAGTCGGTGTTCTAGTTTGAGTTATAGTTACTGTTTGAGTTATCGTATTTGTAGGAGTGAAAGTTGGACTAACTGTATTTGTAGGAGAAACACTTGGTGTCATTGTATGAGTCGGTGTGTGTGTTGGAGTAACACTATTTGTCGGAGTTTGTGTTGGAGTAAAAGTATTTGTCGGAGTTTGTGTTGGCGTTATGGTATATGTTGGTGTTTGTGTTGGAGTAGTTGTTCTGGTAGGTGTTGGACTAAAATTTACTAAACAACAATTAGCTAAAATAATTTGACTGCTTTGTGGTGTTGGCGTTGTCATAATTGCACTTTAATAATTCCATTGCCTTGGTATTTTCTCTGCTTATATGCTGGATTTGGTATACCAATACTCATAGAACTTAAAACTTTAAGATATTGATGTATATTGTTTAATTCATATTTTTTTACTCTTCTATTGTAAGCCAAAAGTAAAGCGGCGCATCCGGTAACATATGGATTACTCATACTAGTACCGCTCATGATCGCATAGCCTCCATTAGGAGCCAGACTAAATATATTGTGTCCCGGAGCTAGGAAATCTAAATCGTCACCGCTGCAACTAAATTTTGTTCTATTGAAATTTTCATCAATAGCACCAGTAGATATAACATTCACATATTTAGCTGGATACATAATCTCACTATCTTCCCCACTATTGCCAGCAGCAGCAAATATAATACATCCTTTGTCTTTTGCATACTCTATGGCTGCATAAAGTTGTGGAGAGTCCACAGGTGAACCTAGACTCATTGTAATAAAATCAGCTCGATTATCTGCTGCCCAAATAATAGAATCAATAATATTTTTTAAATTACCATCTCCTTTTGATCCTAAAGCTTTTATTGGCATTATTTTTGCTCTAGGAGCAACACCAACCATCCCTAAACCATTGTTCTCCGCTGCTATAGTTCCACAAACATGACTACCATGACCATTATCATCTTCAGGGCTTTTATTAGGATTAACAAAGTTTTTACCATCAACAAGATTGTTTTTTATGTCTGGATGAGATAGGTCGCACCCTGTATCGATCACAGCAATAACAACATCTTCTCCCTGAGATTTTATCCATTGTTTATCTATATCTAATTTAGTTATTTCCCACCCTAAAACCTGACCAGCACCAGCATTAAATCCATATATTTCTGTTTTAATATGTGGTAGTAAACTAAAATCTTTTTTTCTTTTACCAAACATCATAACACCTTAGAAGCTATTAAACATCCTTTTGCGACTGCGTGTAGTGGGTCGCTTGCGTGTTTAACTTGTTTTACTGGTAGAGGAAAATTATTTTCTTTAAGTTTATTCGTAAACATTTCTAAATATCCATTTGCCTGCGATGTTCCGCCAGCTACAACTATAGTAAGAGGATTTTTAAATTTTGGTAAAGATTTATGATTTGATAAAGCCATACTTAAATTTTTAGTAGTATAATCTATTAATCTTTCATAATAAGCCGATACAGCAGCTAAAACAGCATTGTCGTTCTGCTGTCCTATTATAAAGTTGCCTCCTTCCTTCTCTACCTGAACAACACTGTCAGGCTCACCAGTTGCTACGGCGCTCATACGATCAATCCAGTCTCCAGACTTGGTTGTACTAAAAACAACGGTTGGTTCTCCATTTAACATCACACAAATATTGGTCATACCAGCCCCACAGCTAATGCCGATCCCTGTATAATCATCACCCTCTAATTCTGCATAGCACAATGCTTCAGCTTCATTTATTGCTCTGGCATCATAGCCACATTCAGATAAAACTGTTTTTACTACATCTTCATGATAACCAACATCAAAATCATCATCTTCTTGATCTACTGGTTGAGCAGGGACGCAAAATACTAGCTTTTCGTTCTGCTCTGCCGCTTGCCCAACGACTTCTTTCAAAATAAATGCTAAGATTCTTTTCGCGTTTTTTTCTTTCGCAGATACTACCCCACGGTACATTGGTCTTTTTGCTGTATCGTTTCTTTCTATAGCTTTTTCTATGGCATCTTTGCCTAGTAAAATAAACGAGCCGTCTGTATCCTTAATAAAAACTTTGCCAGCTAATCCTTTTTCAATCATTTTAGTTGCTACTGGTGTTGTTGGCTTTATAACATAAAAAGCGTCACGAAAATCTTTATAAACAATATTGCCATCGTCTAAATTTTTTGACAATACAATAAAACTGGTTCCGACATCTAAACCAACTCCACTCATAGTATATCTCCTATAATTAATAATTTAGATATGTTATATTTATTTAGGTTTTTAGGTTTTTAAGTTTATTGACAGATTCATGAATATTATCTTGGGTTTGCTTTAAATCTCCAAGATTATCATATTTTTTTTCTAAATTATCCGTATTAATAGCAACAACGACTTTACTTGTATCTATATTAGTAAATTTTGTTTGATTGCTTATATGTGAATTTTTTAATTTATTTTGGCCAATAATAGTATCATTTGATATAGTTGCATTGCCCATTATTCTACACCAAAGATATCCTATTATAAAGCATAATAAGTTCACACCAATGCAACAACTAATTATTAAAACTGTAATAAAATCTATCATAATTTATTGAGCTAATTGTTTTTTAATCCAACCAGCATATTTACTAATTCTTGTATGTCCAGAGTGATCTCCATATGTAGAATTTGGTTTGCCATCTGTTGCAATTACACAGGAGTTTATACCAGCTAATTTTTTATCTATAAATAGTCCTCCACCACTATCTCCGTGGCATATTAAAAATTCTAAACTTGTTTTACCGTCAAAAAAGTTTTTTGATGCAATGCAGATCAATAAATCTCTATCAATTTCTTCAACAATATTTGATCCACCTCTTTTTATTCCATCAGAAATTATACTACCTGTATTAAAATTTCCAGTTACGCCATAACCTGCTATGGCACATATTTTACCAACTTCAGTGTCTTGCTCGTATAATTCAGGATAAAAATCGCTATTAATTTCTGTTGGACTATAACCAACAGCGATATCTGCTGTTCCAAATATGTTTTCTTGATAATTTTGATTAATAATTATATTTGTAATACAGTGTTCTATATTTTTATAGTCGATAATTTTTACTGTTTTAGATCCATCTACAACGTGTGCAGCTGTTACAATCCAGTTTTTATTGATTATAACAGCAGAAGCTACATACATTTGATTAAATGAGTTTGTGCCAGTCAGCTTTGCTACACATTTAAATTTAGACCCATATTCAATATATTTAGAGTCTGGAGTATTTGGGTCTATAGTTCCAGCCACTAATGGACAGGATAAGACTATCATACTAATGGCTAATATCGTAATATATCTCATATAATTCCCTCCAGAGGTATAATATAAGTATACACTACAAAGACAAAAGTAGTCTATTTACATAGTTTCTCAGATAATCTTCGCTCAAAAGATCGACAATCTTGCCTGACTACTGGATTCCAACACTTAAAATCCATTAAATGACCAAATAAAAGATGACAAGAATTTGCACAGAGAGTTATTAAATTTTCAGGATCGAGTTCTAAATCAGGAAATAAATGTACAGGTTTAATATGATGAACCTCCAAGTCTTTCTTCTTGCCACATGCCGCACACATACTATTTCTTTTTAAATGTTCTTGTCTAACGGTTCTCCATTTGGGAGATCTTATGGCATATCTTATTTTTTTATTTAGAAAATTAAACATATTTATCGTTTAATCCATTCCTCAAATTCTTGTTTAGACTTATAACCTATTTTTCTTTTTATTTCTTTATTGTCTCTATAAACTATAGTATCCGGTACTGTTTTAACTTGAAATTCCTTAACTAAATCTTGTCTTTGATTAAAATCAATATAACAAATAATCATATTATCTATTAAAGTAAGATTTTGATTCAAATCCTTTTTTAAAGCTAAACAAGGTTGACAGAAGCTAGAAGTAAAAATTAACAATGCATCTAATTCTAGATCTACAGATAATATTAAAGCGTCCTCTGGTTTGTCTACAAAAATAGGTGGTTTTGCTAATAGTGTTGCATTAGGAATTAATATAAAAAATATACAATAGAATATGTTAGCTATTATTTTTTTGAACATTGCCTAGTACTCGTCCCTTTTGGGTTCTGATTACATAGCCCATTCTAATTAAAAATGGTTCGATACTATTTTCTATTGTCTCCATTGCAATTCCCGTTAGTGAAGAAATGCTTTTTAGACCCAAAGGATTAAGTCTGTTTTTTGACAATGCTTCTAAATATAGCCTATCATAAACATCCAACCCTCTATTATCTATACCCTGACTATTGAAAATTTCATCAATATTCTTTTGGTTGTCTTTATGATAATTAGTAAAACTACGATACCATTGTAGTCTAGCATTTAAAATTCTTGGCGTTCCTTTGCTTCTTTTAGCAATTTCTAGTAAATCTTCTTCTGGAAGCGATAGTCCAATCTTTTGTGCGTTCAATCCTGCCAGTTTAGCTAGATCATTTAGATTATAAAACGATAGATGTTCTTTAATAGTAAATCTATCATAGAATGGCTGACTAAGACTACCTCCACTTGTAGTAGCTCCAACAAGAGTAAACAAAGGAAGATCAATGGTCTCTGGTTCTTTATCTATGACTAAACTGATAACAAAATCCTCCATAACAGGATATAGAAATTCTTCTACAATTTTTGGTAGTCTGTGAATTTCATCAATAAATAGTACTGACCTAGGAGCAATACCAGTTAAATATGGTAAAATATTTTTAACACTACGAATATTTGCAGCATTGACAGTATACAAATTAACACCAAGCTCATTTGCTATAGCACTAGCAATGGTGGTTTTTCCTAGGCCAGGAGGACCGTCTATCAACGTATGTGGCATCACATTTGACGAGTCTTTGCATCCAGAAACTATAATTTTTAGTCTATCTACAACTTCTGATTGACCAATCACATCATTAAAGGTAGAAGGTCTTACAATATTAGCCATGTTTATAACTCCAAGTTAGATATACAAAATTTTATTATCGTACCAATATCTACAGATTTGTTCTCTTTGTATGAACGGTATATTAGATTAACTGCTTCTGTTTTTGAAAATCCGTAATCATCTAGTATAGTTACACACTTGTTTACGATTTCGTTTGTTAGCTCATCAATATGTTCCTTTTTCTCTTGTTCAATTTGATAGATTATTTCTATTTGTTTTATAGGCTTGACTTTAAAAGACACTCCACAGTCGCAGACTACTTTAAAATTTTTTGTCGATGCCTCATTCATTGAAAGCCAATGTTGATATCTGCATCCTGGACATCCATAAATAAAACTAATTTCATAATCAATTGGTTTCAGGTTTTTGTATTTCTTTTGATTTTTCATCATTCACCCAAAAAATAAAATCATTTGCTTCGGAATCGTATGCTGATTCTAATACTCCACTGGCTACAAGATTTTTTAGCATATTACTTACCATCCTACTATTAAAGCATTCTATCATAGCCATATAATCTTTTTCATTAATTTGATTTGCTTTATTTGTTTTTTTTACAAAGTCTTTGGCTATGATAAGACACTCTTCTTGAGTAAGTATACTATCTAATTCTTTTACTTCTTCTGGTTTTAAGTCTGACAAAAATATATTGAAGTTTTGTGTGTTTTTATCAAAATTTTTTCCAAAACTATCGAACACCAATACTCTTGTCGATTCTATAAACTTATCAATATCTAAAATTTCATACCATATATTTTTTTTCTTCATATTATTACTATTCAATTTAAAATATCAAATAATCCTTTATAGTATGATGGTTGATGTAAAAAATAAGACGCATGTGATTCGATATGTTTTTTGTATTCTATATTAATAGGGTCTAATATAAAGTATTTCTTTTTCCATATCTGAGAACCTTGATAGTTATTCCCCAAATACTGGAAGGTTTTATCCTTACCAGTACTGGAGAAGTAACTATTCACAGGAAACGACTTGCTTGGAAAACCTTGAATATACCACACGTTTGGCGAAGATTCAACTATGTCATTTAGAGCGTCTTGTAGCCACTTGCCCCAAGCATCCCATGCTGCTGGATCAAACTTAAAATAATGCTTGTAAGGGTCTTTAGCATTATCATAGTCATGCTCTTCATCATCATAATCGTATTCTTCGTGCATAATAATTATCCGATACAAAACTTATCACTAATTTGAGAAGCAAGGTCTTTAGCAGCACTGGCTAGGAACCTGTTGTTGCTAAAATAGAGCGGCGTTGAGACTTGATTAAGGAACTCCACGACCGTCTTTAAAAGTTTCGTCTGCTGACCATCAAGGTTTATATCCTCGTCAGGCAGAGCGTCCTGTGAGTCTGTGGAACCCTCTTCATCATCTACGAAAGCGTCTTTTACTTTGGCCCAATCGACACTCACAGGATTAACAGGCATTGGATCGCCATAAATACGCTCAGATAGAGAATGCTCATTCAAACCTTCTGTACCAGCATTTCGCAATTCGTTAAGAATCTTTGAAGCAACATCTGCTGATACTGGAATTCCAGTGATGTCAGCTTGCTTATAAGCTTTAGCATAACCCTTATACCATTCATCACTACACTTTTCAGGAATAATCTGTAGAGTAGCTGGCTGGCCTGTTAGTGCTGATTTTAGATCAGCAACATTAATTGGTTGACCAGTGCTGCCGGGAAGCAGACTCGTAAAATACGGAGCCTTCTTTTCCCAACCCTTACGCCACCAAGTATAAGGTACACGATAAATCTGATTGGGTTTGATGGCTCTTGGATCACCGCCAAAGTAATTCACAAGCTTTTTTTGCAATCCGTTCCAAAAAGTCTTGTTTGACCCAACGATATTCCTTGAAGCATCATCAAAAATCCAGTAACACTGATAGCCATTACGAGTATCAACTACCCAGCTTGGCTTAACAGGAAACTCATTGATCTTCTTCAGGAACTTCTTTTTGTGTTGCATAACAACACTAGGCTTAAAATAAGTACCATCAGCATTTCTTCCAGCATCCATATCACAAAAACAGCAGGTAAATTGCTTGATAGCATAAAGCTTACGTCCACCATTAACATAGAAATAAGCATCAGAATGATTATTTACATTAGCGTTAAGCATCTCGTTAAGATCGTTAGTGTGATTCATACTACTAATCTTCTTACGAGGATTACCATTATAAACAAAAATATGACTTTGCTTAAAAGAGTTCAAAAAAACATTTCTTTCAGTATTGTAATGACCATTATTCAGATTCTTATCAAACGGATTAAAACCAAGATTATCGCTAAACATTTTTTAATTTTCCTTTTTCCACTTCCATCCAACATAATGATACTGGGATAGTAAACGCTACTATCAAAAACAATATCCAAAAAGATGGTAACGGAATCGAACCGTTATTGTATGATAGTAAAAACTATATAGGTACTATCTTACAAGTTCCAAACACCACCTTGATTATTAATTAGTACTGATCATCCTCATAATCTTCATCATCGTCTTCATCCTCATCATCATACTGATCCCAGTAAGCTTCATCATACTCATCATACAAACTTTCTTCCTCATCATAATAAGAATCTTCGTCAAACTCGCTCTTATAAAGAGGCTTAAGAAGTTCACCTTGGTATTCACCAACTACCTCGTATCGACAAGTACGAAGCTTTTCATGATTACAATCGCTAGGAACACTGACTACATCTCTGGGATGAATCTTTACAATAACGATTCTATCACCAGCATCAACACTACCATAACCAGCAACATAATTCAATGCACCAGCATGAAGTCCTTGTGAACAACCAACAGATCGATTATCATCAACTTTTGCTCGTTGCATTTCACAAACCTTACCAACATGATTATCAAACTTACCAGCATACTTATCCATAAAGTCAGACCTAACCGCCTTATATGCTAGGAAACAACCATCTTCTGTAATAGGCAGCAGTTCATGCTCCAAGAAATCATACAATTCCTTCTGGCTCTGCATACTAGGATTTTCCATAAGATTATTCAAGAAGTTAACGAGTGGCTGGAACGGTAGTCCCTTGCTCATAAACTCAAGAATTCTCTTACTAATACTGCCATGAACTTCTTCACCCTGATAAAAAACCTTACCATTCTTGACTTCAACAAGACCATCACTAAAGTTAGCAACAGCCTTTTCAAGATCAACCAATTCTACCAACTCATCATTAGTAGCAGTTGGCAGAGCCTCCAAAATCATACGATAATTAATATGATCTGGAAGCACTTGATGAGCCTTGTTGTTAAGGATCAGTGTCAGATTACCATCAACCCACATAAAAGGAACACTCATGTTAATTCTCCTGTGAAATTTAAACTCAAACAATTGTCTTACTGACCAGCTTTCTGAATGACTCCGTATCATTCATCCTGTGATTCCAACTATTACTGCCATGATAATAATTGTTTCTAAATGCTGACAACGGATTATCACTAGTAAGCTCTCTCAAGTTGCCGTTGACCTCATTGCTACACACAATATACTTCAACATCGGTTGCTTGTCAAGTGCATCTTTAATCTGCTTTCGCAATTCGTCAATTTTGACAAGCTTATCCTTCAAAGAATCGTCTGGCTTAATGGTCTTTTTCATAGACGAATCATCTGGATAAAATGTTTGAATCCAACTACTAAGTTGAATATAAGAAACATTAGCATTACGAATTTCATTACTGTTGATGCCATTAATACCAATCTTGTTTAGAATCTTAGTCAAATGAGCAAAGTAATCGGCCTGCTTAAACTTAGTAATATCAAACTTTACTCTATGGATAGTATCTGCAAAGAATTCCATAATCATACAGTTATCAATAAGTTCCACAATCTTAGTATCACTAATATTATTTTCATAGTCCAAGCCAAAAATATTCAACATATGCCACAAAAAGTTTCTATCAGTATAGTTACGATTATAATATCTATCACGACTTTCTTCCTTATTGTATTCCTGTTTAGCATACTCTACAAGACCGTTATAGACAGAAACATTCTTAAACTTAACATCATAAAGTTCTTCAAGCTTAGACTTCATAAAGTCATTGAAGCTGATCAGATTATAGCCATCCTTAATGAGCTTTTGAGCATAGCTTTCCTTAATTGCGTAGATATTGGTATCTCCATACAGACTCTTTACCAAGTCTTGAGAAGCGTCCTTAGTCATCTTATTAATATTTCTGATCGCAGGATAGCCCTCTACTGAGCCATAGCGAAGAATTGGCACATACACAATTTCATCTTGATCAAGAACACCATCACGCTCATCTTGATCCGCAATTTCCTGCATATAATATGAGTCATTCAT